TAAGCGAGACCGCTGTTCGCATTCGAGTTGTTGCCAGACCGCAGAACACAGCGGCCTCTACTGCCCGGGAACCACACTCCGGCTCCATAGTGTGTAGTGTATTTGCTGGTGTCTGTCTGGTGCACCTTGCTTGGCAAGATGTCACACTTGGCACCATGCACAACTCTCACTACACAGTTGCCGTTGCTGTTCACACTCTGCACGGTTCGCTCCGTCTTCTTAATCGGGTCGAAGATGTGGAACACATAATCTACAGGATCTTCGTTCGTCTCCACGCAACGGTTCTTGTAGAACGTCTCGTAGCTCTTCACATTTCCTGCAATGTAGTCCATCCATTCACTGTCACAGCCCACATAGTGTTTGAGTCCCATGATAGAGTTCATGGAGTTGCCCACATACGATGTGTCCGCCATGCCGATGTCATCACGACTGTTCAGCGTACTGTCATGTGCGCCATTGCCAACTATGGACTGCTCGTCGGTCGTTCCATGGGTCGCCCACCACAGGTTACTGATTTCCTTGTGCTGCTCATAGTCTTGGAGCTGGAAGCCCTCTCCGCGCATGTGCGCACTATTCTGGAAATCCTTTGCTGTATAGTGTATTGTCCCGGTCGGCATTTCGGTCGGGTTACCGTCCGTGTCGTATGCCCATTCTGCAGAGGTCTGTGAAGTGCCGTCACCTTTCTTCGAACGTACAGCACCTGATATGCTGCGAGGTCGTTTCAGTCCGTCAATAGTGATGGGGTATGTTCCCACAAGGCTGTCGTACTCACCAATGGTGTGCTCAGTCCATTCTGGTTCTATTGCTTCTATATGCTCGCTGTCAACAGCAAGACACTTTATGTCGCCAATGTCACGATACGAAGTGAAGTATATCCACTTGGCACCGTTTGGCACATCGCAGAACACATAGCTACCGATTGAGAAGTCGAAGTAAGCGTGACTCACCATCATAATGAACTTGCCCACGATCTTGCCGTTTGCATCCGTAAAGACGGCACCAAGACGAGCGTGGTTAAGTCCCGGCCATCTTACCTGCTTCATGCCCTCAACGTCCATACGGTAGGCATTCGCATTGGCTGCTGTGGCAATAATATTATCGCCAACTGTCTCGCCAACCGTTGCCTCGTCAGCATACACGCCTGAATTTTCTGCATAGAGCAGCTCAGAAAGCAATGCCTCCTTGCGGTTGTTTACAGTCGATAACGGCTCTTTATCTGTAATTGAGTTAAAGTGATACTTTACTTGGTTCTTGTAGTCGTTCACGCCCTTGTACCAATAATGAGGCAAGTGGTGGAAGATGTCAAAGCCTTCACCTGCGCTGTCGCTCACATCGAAGCTCTCACCATTAGCAAGTTTATTGAAGTCCGCATCGCTCAATTGCACACCCTCCATCTGTTTCAGCTTGGAGTTGTACGTACACTTGTAAGCATGGGTGTCCTGCAATATCTTCAATGTATGGCCGCTTGCCACAAAGCTCTTATCGTAATCGGCTCCTGTCTGGTTCTCGGGGTTGCTGTATTTCTCGCAGAAGTCACCGCTCACCACATCGTCTATCTTTATGACAGAGAATTGCGAGTTTATAACTTCAAGGTTCGGGAAGTAACGCTTCAGCTCCGCAATCTCACTCTCCTCTGAAAGTAGGGTCAGGATCCATCTGCCTATCAGTCCGCTACACTGGCCGCTCTCGTCATAGTCTGCTCCGTTTGCGTCTATGCCTACGGCTCCATTGTTCTTGATGGCTCGCAGCAGCTCAACGCTTTCCGTAGCAGCAAGGCCGGCTATGCGTACACTCTTCAGCGCACTTGCCGTGGTTACCTCTCGCAGCAGCGTCATGGCATCTATCTTCGGGTTTCCGTCCAAAAACAGCTTCGTCACCTTAGCCATTCCGTCAATGGTCAGACCACCGGGGTAGGTCAGATTAGGAAGGTTCTTGAAGTACAGAGTCGTCATAGTACCGGGAAGATGCAGCGTATCAATAGGCGAACTCTCAGCAAGAGTGATAGACTTCAACAGACTACCTTCTGCCAACACCTTTCTTAGGCGAGGACACAGCGAGGCATTCACGTCAGTGATCATCGTGTTCCTAATGTCTATCTCTTCCAAGAAAGGCATCTGTCCTAAGTTCAGTGTGCTCAGTATGTCGGTGGTATAGGCAGGAGTATATCCTTCACCGCCAATGACGAGCTTGCGCAGTAAGGTACACTCGCTCAGCATCCAGTTTGAATTCTTAGGAGAACAGCCGCTGATGTCAAGCTCGCTTATCTTGTCTGCACCGAAGATGTAGATGAGCTTACCGCCTTCTCCTGCTGCAACCTCTGTAAAGGTGTGGCTCTCGCCTTCCTTCAGATAGCAACTATACTTGGCTGATGAGGTGGAGTCCACGCCCATGGCGAAGTAACCGTCCTGCGCTGCCGTTATCTTCACCGTGATAGGTCCCATTACACGGTCTTGGAAGAAATGGCGGAACAGATCACCGGTCTGGAAGTAGCCGTCTCTGTAAGCGAAACGCTTGCGCTGGAAGGCTGGCAGACTCTCCAGTCGCAGACCATGCAAGGCAGGATAGTGGTTGTCAGCAGCGGTAGCTGTTTCTATATACTTGCGCTCTCCGTCAAATGAGCTTACTACCTTTGGCCATTTCAAGATACGGTCTATCATCCAATAGCGGTAGCAGCCATCGGTAGAGAAGATTTCAAGGCCGGCCTTGGTCTTTGTAGCACGCATCTTTGCCGCCGTGTCATGAAGAGTCAGCGTCTCCGTACCTGCATCATTAAGCCATACGCCTTCGCCTCTATCAAACAAGGCATAGCTCTGTTGGAACATTACGCCGTCCCATCCTTGATACAGATGGCTCGCTGCTCCGTCCATATCCCAAGGGATGGTCAGGTAGCAGTCATTGTCTGCCTCGTCACATGAGTCACCGTCATACCAGTGGTTGAAGTAATAGCGCATGCTGCCGTCGGTCTCCAAGTAAACAGCTATCATCATGTTCTTGGCTCGCTGGTCCACGGTGGCTTTATAGTCGCTCGCTACAACATAGCAGTGAGTTGAATATGGAGAGAAATACTTATGCATTTCCTGCTGCCATTTCTTCCTGCGGTTCTCCTTTGTGCCGGCAACGGTCTTGCCGCCAAGGGTAATGGTTGTGCTTGCACCAGCACCGTTGAACACCTTCTCGCTGCCGTCGGCATTGGTGGCGGCGTTCTCTTCGGCATTGTCTGTCAAGTTCTGGTTACACTGCTGACAGAAGGTCAACTCTCTATACAGCTGGTACGGAACTTTCTTGCCCGACGCATACAAGGCGTTCAAGTCGTCGTCGTCAGGGTAGCGTATTTCGTAATAAGTGCTCCATACTGGAACGTCGCCATCGTCGGTGTGCAGCGTCTTCAGCATATCGTCCACACTGTTCACGCCCTGCTGCCAACAGAACTCTTGATATTGTCTGTACTCGTAGCACTCAACAGGGTTCAGCACGCGGCCTTGCACGCTCCATTTCTTAGTGGCATTGTCATAAGTCATGGTGCCTGTGGTGTCCTTCCATGCTCCTCCTTTATACTGCACATACTTGCCGTCTGATGTCTTGTAGGCTGTTCCCCAGTCGTAGTTCTTGACATCGTCTGCCTGTACCTCGGAGAGTGTCTTGTCAAGCACATGACTGTCTTCAACGGCCACCTCACCTATCTCTGTCATGGTTCCAGTACCATCGTTCTCAATGAAGCGTGTTTCCGGACCACAGAACTCACTCAGCATATACAGCGTACCCGGTATCAATGAGCTTGTGTCTGAAAGCACACTGGCCTTGTAGGTGTCAATGGGCGTATCTCTCGGAGCTACCATTTCCTTGAAGTCGCCATAGTTAACACAACCGTAATTATATCCCTTAACGTCCTCAAAACCGAAGAAGTGGGGATTACCCTTGTCGGCATTGAAGTTTGCCTTCGAGTGGAAGTAGGCGTTCTCAGGAAGTGTAGCGGCCTGTGTTCCCTTGTCTTGACCTATGCGGTAGTCGGTACGGAAGAGGGCACACGTCACACCGTCAATGCTTGTATGCAGTTCTTCGCTCTTGTCGGTGTTGTGTCGCTGGGCAGGGGTCATATAGTCACTGCCAAGTGCTATCTGCGTGTCGTTCATAAGCTCCATCAGGGCACAGTTGTTGGCACCGGCAGAGTCACTGTAGTCCACCTTGATTGTGCCTGTCTGAATAGGCGTACCGCCTTCCTTCACGCGGATCATCTTCTTCTTTGCAAGAGCTGCAGCATCATCATACTTGGCAAGAATAGTCTCATCACCATTGTACATCTCGCTGATCTGCTCTCTTGTGTAGAGCATTCTAATCCTCTTCGCCTTCTTGAACTTGCCCTTCTTGTTCTTGACACCGTAGGCAAGCGTAGAGGTTCCTTGGTTGGTAGTCGGAACAGCTTCAATAATGCAGTTTGCCCATGGACGATCGGGGAAATAAATATACCAGTCCATCAGAACAGAGGTCTTCTTATCCTTCAAACCTTCGATGTAGTCAGGATAATATATCTCGCTGTCCGTTACCGCGCCACCGTCTTTGCTAAGGTTCTTGTCCGAAGTGCGCGTCATTGCCACGACCATGATACCGCGGTCTAACAACTTTTGCATATCGGGGCGTGGTTTCGTGGTGCCCTCGGCTGTAACATCGCTCATCACTTGGTTCTGCTCATACTCGGTCAGCATGGCAGTCGTATCTGTTAGGTTCACGATGTAGTTGTTGAATGCTTGGATGAAGTCATAGTAGGTGTTCCAGCGTACCACCTCATACAGGTAAAGGTCAGCATCTGTACCGTCGAAGTGTATCATGTCCGCAATGTTGGGGAAGCCACTTACAGTACTGATGGGAACACACGCTGCTGCATCACCGTTCTGAAACACCTTACACAGCATCACACCGCTATAGGGGGCTCTGGCTTGTGGCTCTATCACGATGTCTATGCGATATACGGTGTCGTCAAGATAGGAGGTGGCGGCGGTTGTCTGCACGTCTTTCAGGGCTTCGTCGCTGTCTCCGGCGGTGGTCACGATGAATTTTTCTCCGGTAAGCACAAAACCCAATCGCTCGCCCATACACCACATAATCTTTGCATTACGTTTGGCAATGTTCTTAACCTTGAATGTAAAGCTTAGTGCCATACCGTTGGTTGGTATGTCCTTGCTTGCCAATGGTGTGTCGCTGCATGTTGCCGTCACGTTCTCGGCTACACGTAGTGCCATTCTGCCGTCTGCTTTTTCTGTACCGAAGTTGTCTGCGACAAAACCGTTGCTCGACCAGTTGCTGCCGTTTACCTTCACTTCCACCATGCTGCCATCTGAGCAGGTGGCTTTGATACTCTTGTCTATGTCGTCGTTACTTCTGCCGGCAAAGTTCAATTTGTAGTATGCGCCTTCGGTCTCGCTGATGGCAAGCATACTGCCGTCAATAACAACTTTTAGTTGCTCCGCCAGATGTACCTCGCCACACGTTGCGTCGAAGATCAATGTGTCGCCGTCGTTATAGCCCACAATGCGTTTCTCTATCGAGTAGTAACTGCTGCGGTTCATAACCTTGTTGGCAATCGTTTCTGTCTCGTCAGTGGTCTCGTTCTTCACCTTCACCTCTACATTCGGGTTGGCGTTGTCTCGCTGATAACAGGCTATGTCAAAGCTGACGGTCTTGAAGAGTTTTGTCTTGCCGTCGCTGTCGTCATACCATCGTGCCACAATGATGGGCTTCGTGTAGTCGCTCACGCTCTCACGCTGCTCTATCACCATGACTGCGGTATGCAGCGTGTTACCTTCCAGTCCTGATGCTACGTCCTGCCCTTGTATGCGCAGAGGATATGCGCCATGTCCCATGCCTTGTGGGTCGATGGTCACGTTATGGGTGTAGGTGTCCTTAACCAAAACACTCTCCAGCGTCTCCCAAACACCGTTGCGGTATATCTCTATCTTCGTCTGGATACCCTTGTCTGAGGCATTGTTTGGGAAACGATACATGGGGATGTTTACCTTCTGACCGCCAACCTGCAATGTGGTGCTCTTCGTATAGCTCAGTGTCTGGCTGCTCTCTACGGTCACATCAACGGCAATCATTTCCACGTTTCTCGTGGCTGTCTTGCCGGTGGCATCGGTGGCTACGGCTTGCAGCTCTACGCTGCCAGCACTGGCCGCAATGGTGCTTAGGTCAAACTCGAAGGTGTACGACTTTAACGACGAACTGCTTGCTTGATTGGGCTTGAATGAGGCTACAGTGGTCTTGGTCGTGCGATTGATAAACACCACACTCTGTATCTTGTTGTCCTGCGATGATCCATCGGATAGCTGGGTCACACTGCGGATGGCGGCTTTCAGTATGGCTGTGCCTCCTGCACGGACATAGAAGGGGTCGTTTTCAAAGTTGATGGCAAGTGTAGTTCCACCGCCACCTCCAGTACCGGTGCCCACACTGAACTGGGCTTCAGACAGGGTGTCGCCAGCCTTGTTTTTTAGCTTCAGTGATACGCTGCCTTCTTCCTCTGTAGCCTCTATCTCCGTAGGTACGACCTTATACGCTCCTCCTGTAGAGAAAGCGTCTTTGCCATTGTCTTCCATCGTGTCGTTCGCCACAAGTTTGCTGCCGCCGAAGTCCTGCCAAAGCCCGGCCTCGTAGAAGTCCGCAATGGAGTCGCCCTGATACTGTTTGGTCTCTACCTTATTGGCTTCCGTCGTGTAGCTTATCACCAAACCGCGCTTCTGATAGTTCACACTTGTTGTCTCTTGATAGGTTTTCAGAGCTGCAAGTGCGGTGCCAAGGGTGTAGAAGCCTGTAGGTAGAGGGGCTATGATGTCAATGTCTATCATCGACTCTGAACCCTGCACCATCGAACCGAAGTCTTTCCAGTTCTCTGTGTCGTACCAGTTATTATCATCCGTATTGGCTCCGATATACTGGTAAGTCTTCCAAGTGCCTTTCTTCAATGCGAAGGTTATCATCAGGCCTACTGCAGCCTTGCCATTTTCCTTCGCTGCGTGAACAGCTGAATTGGCCGTATCGTCGGTATCACACAACACATAGTAGTGTCCTCCCTGCTCCACCGTCGGGTTGTAAATGCTGGCAGAGCTGCCGCTGCCGCCAATCCTCTGCATCTTCTTGTCAACGATACGGAACAACTCGTCTGCACAACAATAGATATGGTCCGCACGTCCTACGCTGTCGGTGTTATACATTTCTTCCGGATAACCGTATGTCTCTGTACTAACACCTCCGAACTTACGGAAGCACCACTCTCCTTCGTAGTCCAAACTTGGAGCATACCACAAACCACGACCCGGTGCCTTGCCGGTACCGTCCCACACTCCATCAAAGCGAAGAATGTTTATACCCTCAATGCGTATGTTCGCTGTCTGGAGTGTGCTATTTAGCTCGGCTCCCTCGTCACCGGGATATGCAGTGCCACTGGTATGGCCCAATGCCAAGTCCGAACCTATTGCAACAAGCGTGCTGCCTCCCCAACGATAAGTTTTGTTGGCTGTAACGTCTATGTAAATTTTGCCGCTGTGTGGCACACGGCCTTTCATAGTGCCCTCACCGTAAAGGTCACCGTCTACCCAGTTGTTGTAGTAAGTGATGGTCGGGCGCAAGTCACCTTCCGTTTTCGATGGCTGCGTGTATTTCAGCACAAAAGCACCAGCGTCTTTGCTGAAAACAACGCTACAGTTCTCGTCCGTTGAGTACTTGTTTAACGACATCATCTGCGAAGTAATGTCATTGAAGCTGCCGTTGAACTCAAGCACATCGTCCACATAGTCGGGAAGATACTGCGAAGGTATCTGGTTCTGTTCGTCCAACGGCGCAAGTCCGTTGGGCTGTCCTTTGGTGTTCTTGAATGATGTGAGGTCTTTCTGCACACCGCTGATGCTGCTCGCAAGTTCGGTCTTGTTGTCGCTTACAGTCTTCTTCAGTGTGTTGATGTCGCTCTGAGCTGTGCCCATCTTTGTGTTGAGGGTGTTGATGCTCTCGCCTTGCGTGGTCTGTGTAGAACGTAGGCTGCGCACGTCTTCCTTGTTCTTGTTAACGTCCACCTTCACGGTTTCGAGGTCGGCTGTCATTCCCTCCACGGCTTCCATGTACTCGGTGCTATCAACCGTAGGATTACCCTTCAGCAGCGGATTACCGTTGCTGTCAACTTGCGCTACCCATGTACCACCGTCAGCTACATAGAGCTGGCCAAGATGATCTGACGCTGCACTGCCTTCTACGGTCACCAAAGCCCACCATCCTTCATGAGGATTAGGGTAAGCCTCGCGTAGCTGTGCCGCCGTTTTGAACAGGCCTTTGTTCGGACCTTTTATGTTCTTGGCTTCAAGCCAGCCGTCAACGGTCAGATTGTGGCCGACCTTTGCCGAACCGCGTATGGTGGCCTTGCCGCCGATGTTAACGTCACGTCCAACCGCAACGTCACCATCTATCTGTTTTGTTGGTATTGAACTCATTATTCAAAAATGCTTTTTGCCAAGGTGTTCATTGCGGCTGCTTGCTCGCTCGCACCATAGGCGGTTAATACTAATGCAGCCGTAGTATAGACCACGGCTGTGTAACAACGCTCGCTGATGTCTATGCCGTCCTCCTCGTCTATGCTCGGATAAGGAATGTATGAGGCACGTTTCACGTAGGCTTCTTCACTGTTGCAACTGTAGAACTCCAACACCTTGCCCTCAGCACGGTTCACTACGGCACACACCGGCTTCTGGACATTGCCACGAATACCCTTGTATCTTGACGATTGCAGGTCATACAATGGGTCATCTGCTGATATGGCCATATAGCAGGTGCGTTCCCAGTCGCTCATGCGAAAGGCAACAAGACGCATGAAATCATCGGGCAGCAGAGTCCAACCGCTTCCGTTCTCCTCCCAGTAGATGGCATCACCAAATACGTGACCTTCTTCCAAGTAGTGAACGGGAGCGGACGACTCTACACGCCGAACGGCTTCCACTATCTTTGAGCGGATGATGTCATTCAACGATAAGGTGTCAATGTCCTCATCGCTGATGAGCTGCTCGCTTGTCTTGTTCTCGTCAATGGCAATGCGCACGTCACGCTCCACGACTTCGATTTTGTACACCATACCGTCGCTGTGATTACTCGGTTATAAAAATGATTTTAACGCCGTTTGCCTCACCAATGGCTACGATGTCAGCACGGTTCTTCATCGTACCACTCTTCACGCCAAAGGTCTTCGTGAGATAGTCCTTGGCTTCCTGATTGGTACTGAACTCAACTTCTGTAAGGCCGTCTTCGTTGTCGCTCTCGCTAAGCTCGGCTGCATCTTCCTCTGTAGATGGAACCTCGTCTTCGATAGGTTCAATGTCAACTTCGGTAGCTGGTGTGTCCGCACTTGCAGACTCGGCCTCATCAGCATCTACTGCATTGGTTTCCTCAGTCGGCTCGTCCGCTATGTCTTGGGGTTCTTCAACCTTGGCAGCTGTTGCCACCACTGGCTTTGCCTCTGCCGGGGATGGTGCTTGCTGCGTGCTTGGTTTGACAGGATTACGCTCAATGCGTACCTCCTCGTCAAGTTCAATGGTGTCCACCACCGTAATGCGTCCGCGCTTAAACTCACTACTGTTTTCAATAGCGTGCTGCACAAGGAAGTCGCTTGTCGTGTACTTCGCAGGGTTTTGTCCGATGGCGGTTATTGAGCCGTCCGTGAACAATACTTTGAGCGTAGCTCTGCCTATCTTGATGATAGATTGATATTCCATCATGCCGTGCACTCCGTAGGTTATTCTCTTCTTTTTCATTGTCATTGAATGATGATAATAATAAAGGCGGACGGCATTGCTACCTATCCGCCTCTATTTGGTTGATGATTGGTTTAATTAAAACTTCTGATTACTCGGTTGCCATAACCTCACCTGCATACTCAATCCATGCCTCGCTCTTATACTGCCACATCTGACCGCTAACGGCCTCGGCATTGATGCCCGGACAATCCTGTAACAGGTAGTACACGCCTCCCTCAACTGGTGATGTAGGTGCTTCCGCGCTGTCCCACAGATGGATCTGCACAGCTGTGCTGTTCTCGCTGTCACCCTCACCGTTAATCCAGATATGGCACGAGCCTTTGAGTGCAAGTGCATCCCACACAAGGATTGCCTCGCGTGTTGCCTCCTCGCCCTCAACACGGTCTTTCGACGAGTGCTCTGCCGAATACTGGTAGTGCACAAGACGGTCAGGCGCAACGATAAATGCAGAATTGCTCCACTTCAAACGATCAAGGGTTGGATCGTGCTTGAACTCGATGTCACCAAACACGGTGTGGAAATTGGTCACTACCCAGCCTACAGGGTTGGTCTTGGTAGTAATTTGAATTTCAGGGTGCTTCGAGTAGTCGATGCACTGGATATTCTCCAAGAAGTTCTTGCCAGCAAGGGCAATAACACTCTTGGGTACGTCCTCGCCTGTAAAGACCATTTTCGCCAAAGCAATGATTTCCTCAATTGTCCACTTGCCAGTGTGATTGAGTTCCTTCTTCACTTGGTAGCGCACACCTTCGGTGAAGTAGATGGTCTGTGCACCGACCTCGGGGGTCTGAACAGTCATCTTGCCTTTACGACCTGCATAGAGAGTACGGTTGCCGCGCACCTTGAAGTTGGTAATGGCGGCTTCTGCAATCACGGCCTTGCCGAACGGAATTTTCTTCTTCTGCGCTTCGTAGTAGTCAGATACAATCTGGTTCATGCCGCGCTTCTGAAGATAAACCATCTGTGCTTGTGGCACGATGAGGTCGGGGTCAACTTTCTTCTGTGTCTCGTAGAGAGCATTGGAAAGAATGATGAGTGTTGAACCGGCTGGAATTTCCGGAGTGGTACAGCTCTCATCGGTCGTGTTTGCCTTCGGACCGTTTACGGCTCTCACAATCGGGTTGTTCGTGGTTGGGTCTTGTCCGGTTACGAATAGCATGAGGTCTTTGCCCGGAGTCTTTGTCTTGCCGTCTGCGGCATAACCGTCCACACCCTTTACAAGCAGGGTGCCGTAAGGTCTTGGGATTTCGGCATCGTTGGCGAGCAACGGAAGCACGAACTGCTTGGCTGTTCCTGCCGTTACCTTAGTTGTCGAGGTCACACTGGAACGTGGCTCGTCAATCATGTAGTGTTCCACTTCGGGTGAGTTCACCTTTACCTTACGCGCATTCAGCATGAGCTGCATAAGCGGTGTGTCGTCACTCTTGAACTTGTAGAGTTCTTGGTCGAGGTCACTCTGAATGAGGTTACCCGGACCGACTCCGCCAGACGCTCCTGCCACTCCGCTGACGGTAGTGGGTGCTCCCGGCACTTGAGTCTGCACACCGGCTGTTCCGGGTGCAGGGGTGGTGGTTGTAGTGCCACCTACTGGTACGTTTTCTCCGTCCATGTCTTAAAATTTTAATTTGTGAATAATGTTATTTGCTATCGGTCTGTGCGAGGTTGCCGGGGGCTATACCGCCTGTCGCGCTCGCGAGATTGCTTACTGATGCCATTGCGCCCGGCACTTGGGTTCTCAACCCTGCACTCCCGGTCGTTGACTTTACTTTCTTGCCCTCTGGAGGAAACTTTACGACTTCTCCTTTCATGGCTACATGGCTTCGTTGGCGATGTCAAAGATGCTTTGTGATTTCTGTTTGCCGGGCGCACCGCCATTCTTGCCGTTCAGTGGTGCAGTGCCGTCGCCTTTGCCTCGCTTGCGCAAGCCTTCCACAATTTTGTCATTGCGTCCGGCAACACGTCCCTCTTCACTTGCTGAGGCTACATCGCTGTCATGGTTGATGGCATTCACGAACATTGCAAGAGTCTCTTTCGAGAATTTGCCCATAACACCGTCACGAACCACGGTCAAAACGGCATTCACTACAGCGTCAATCTGTTCATCGCTCATGCCACGCTCTTCTTGGAATTGACGAAGGGTTTCAAGACTTGCGTCCATGTTCTTATCATATTCCTCGTCAAGCTGTCTTGACTTGGCTACACGTTCCACATAGTCCTTGTTGGCTTCTGCAATCTTCTCCTGCATTTCAGGATCGTCAAGTACGTCCTGTATTTCTATGCCGAAGTTTTTTACAAGCCCGACGTATGGGTCGTTACCATTGTGCATGTCAGCAAGGAACTGTGCACTTCTCGGGTCAGCGGCAAACATGTCGGACATGGCCTTTTCCCTGTCCTTGTAGCCGCTAAGATCCTGCTCGTATTGGTCGTAATCGTCGTAAATCTGACCGTAAATTTCCTCATCATCCTCGAACTTCTTGTCGGGATATTTCTTTCGCAGCCGTTCCAACTGTTGGTCGCGTCTGCTCTTAACTCCGTTGTTATCAGCCATTATCTTCAAAATCTTTAGAATGTGTCATATTCATTTGCAAAAATACCTATATAAGATGTGGACTGACTTTTAACTTTTGTGACCTCGTTTCTGTAACTTTGAGGAAACAATCGGGCACTTTTATGAAATACTTTGGCAGCATTCTTGAATTTACACGCGAACGTAATAACGACCTCATGAGGGCATATCGGGAGAAACTCGCAGAGGCATCCATCATCGTGATGCCAGTCATCTTCGAACTTGTCGCTCAGTCTCCGGCTTCTCGCTTTTGGGTGAGCGAGGAGAGGGCTGCTATTGTCATTTCAGCAATGGCAGCTGGAAAACCGATGCCAAGGATGAGGAGCAACAAGCGTGAAATGTTTGAGGAGATTTACCGAAGGTTCGTTATACTACGTGAGAAACAGCCCGACAAATCGGTGTACGAACTTGTGACGAAAATAGTAAATCAACCTGCACCGAAATTCTATCTCACGCCTCGTACAGTGGGCGAATTTATTTACCGAATAAAGAATGGATGGTATGACAACCAATATGATAGATACAGAGATTGCACGCTTACTCGCTGAAAACGACCGGCGAAATGAGGTGATGTTCGCTCACTTCGACCCGGTCACGGGTGAAGGGTCCATAGGGGAACGTGTGCGAGTTTGTATCTCTGACTTTGCCATACCCGTCCAATGGCTCCCTGTAGAGATGATGAAAATACAAATGGTGAAGAAACTTGTCAAGGCTGGGTCTATCGACAAGTTTCTTTCGTCTGTTCTCCATGTTGAGCCAAACGATGATGATTACATCAAGGTCTCGCGTAAGCTCATAAGGCTACGCTTCAAACACGACTTCCCTTTCTGGGCGGCTACGCTCGTCTATATCCACAACAAGAAGGCTGGTAAGGACGTGTTGTTCCGGCTTTACTATCCGCAGCGTATTTTGGTGTCTCGTTTTGAGGCAAAGAGAAAAGCTCGTCTCCCTATACGACTAATATTGTTGAAGGCTCGACAGTGGGGTGGTTCTACTACAACACAGCTCTACATGGCATGGCTTCAGTTCAACCATCGAAAGGGACTAAATTCACTTATCATTGCACATCAAGGGGCGGCTTCTGACGAAATCAAGGATATGTTCGACCTCATGATTGACAGATACCCGGTAGAGTTCCTGCACAAACTGGGTGAGGCATATTCCGAGAACGAGCCGAAGTTGGTTGGTGTAGGTAAGTCTGGCTCCACTCATCGCGTACCACAACGCAATTGCAAGATTAAGGTTGGCACTGCTGAGCGTCCTAATGGATGCCGTGGCGGTGCCTATTCTCTTGTGCATTTGTCAGAGGTCGGCTTGTGGCAAAAGACAGAAGGTAAATCACCGCAGGACATCGTGCGTTCGGCATGTTCCGGTATTCTTTTGGAACCATTCACGATGATCGTAATGGAGAGTACACCGAATGGAACAGGAAACTTCTTCCACACAGAATATACAGCTGCTGCAGATCCTACAATCAAATCACAATATGAAGCTCTTTTTATATCGTGGTTTCAAATTGAGCAGTATTCCAAACAGTTTGCTTCGGCTGACGAAATGCGTGAATTTGCACAATGGCTGTACGAAAATAGAGAGAATGCCTATGTGCCGTCAAATCGTGAGGAGTCCGGACGCTACCTTTGGTCGTTATGGGAGAAAGGGGCTACACTGGAGGCCATCAACTGGTATATAGAAGAGCGTGCAGGTAAGGACGACTTTGCTGTAATGGCTTCCGAGTTCCCTTCTGATGATGTAGAGGCTTTCGTTCATTCTGGTTCTATGGTGTTCGACAAATACCGTGTCAAGAAGTTCGAGCGGTTCTGCAAGCAGCCTCAGTATATCGGTGAGGTGTATGCTGATGGAGACGAAGGAGACGATGCACTTTCCAATCTCCGTTTCCGTGCAGACAGGCAAGGTTTGCTTTCTATATGGGCAATGCCGGAAACATTCGAAGGCTACGAAGTTGTCAATCGTTATCTTACCGTTGTCGATGTGGGTGGACGTTCCAATAAAGCCGACTGGTCTGTTATCGTGGTATTCGACAGGCTTAGTATGATTGATGGTAGCGAGCCACCGTCTGTGGTGGCTCAGTGGTACGGACATTGCGACATTGACCAACTCGCTTGGCGTGCAGCACAAATAGCGGCGTTCTACGACAATTCTCTTCTGGTTATTGAGTCTAACACGTTGGAGACTCACGACAAGGAGCGTCAGGTGGAAGGTGGCGACCAGTCGCAATATATTCTCAATCAGATTTCAGACATATACCCGAACTTGTATGCACGTAAGCAGTCGGAGGATGAAATAAGGGAGGGCGCACCGCGTAAATATGGCTTCCATACCAATGTGTCAACAAAGCCGATGATTATCTCTACCCTCATCAAGGTGGTACGCGACCGGCTCTATATCGAGCGCGACAAACGCTGTCTGGATGAATACAACACCTATGAGCGAAAACAGAACGGTGCGTATGGTGCTATTACTGGCAAGCATGACGACTTGCTTATGACACGTGCAATAGGTCTGCATATTTGCTTTAGGGAAATGGAAATGCCTGAATGGGTGCCTATTGTTAACCGTACACTTAGAAAAGACAGAAGCCCCGTTTCCGAGGCTTCAATGTAAATAATGCCCCTACAAGTCCTCACGCTCAGTGAGGCTTAGAGAGGCATAGTAAGGCTTAGTACCTATGCAGACTGCAGCATCTGCTGCGCTTTAACTACTGCAGACATATTCGCGCCCTGCTGAACCTGCTGCACAAGTTCCGGAGAAATACCGTCCGGAGTCTTGTCATGTTCCAGCTGATTCTCTCGCGAACTGATGTCCTGCAACAACTCGTCGGCAAAAGGAAAGTTGCCATGCTTCAACAACTGCTTGACAGTAATAGCATTTGCTCTCCAAAGCTCGAGGAGTATTTCTTTTGACTGTTCACGGAAAACAGGAGTTGCCGAACTCTCTACAATCGAAAGGTCAAATTCTATATCACGTATCTTGCGAGGGTCATACTGAACCATCGAAGAATTTTTACCTTTAATATTAAAAGGACGAGCCGTATCATAGTATTGCTGAATGTTCTTGACATCCTTATACGCTCCCTCTATGATGAAATCAGAGAAAGTCTCAAGAAGATCAAGCAGCGACGTCGAGGAATTCTGAGCTTGCTGTGCGTATAGACTTGCCGACATGCCCGAATAGCCGGGCTTGCCCTGCAATGCTCCATTCACGCCGCTGATATCCTCGAAGAATTTCAACTGCATGTTCAGCAATTCTGAAATACCTATCTGTGTGCAGTTGTTGGCTATCTGCTGAGGCAATGGCGTTCCGGGCTTCGGTGTCTTGATTACGATGACGCCGTTGAAGCGTGCCCATTCGTCGGCAACGTCGTCCATTGACATTCCCTTCGGTAAGCAGTCTTCTGGGAATAACAGCACACCTTTTGCCGAAGCTCGCATAATCCAATCGTACATCGTAATCAAGCGGTTGACATAACGCTGCTGGTCTATCACGTTACTCACAAAGCTATGTATCTCACCGTCGATGAACGGATATGCTTTGAACACATACGGATGGCTCTTGTGCTCGTATGGGGTTTCGCCTTCTTCCAGAATGTCACCAAACGGAGTGAGCATATAATAATACCAGTAGCTATCCATAAACCACTCCCAACGGATAAGCGGCACATCGCTCTCGTCCATACCAAGCTCACGGGCCTCTTGTAAACGCTTGTTGTTTTCGTCTGCTACAAGGGCTTGGAAATCCTCAATTTCTATCTTGAACACGTCGCCGTTGTTTACGTCATGGCAGCGCACGCGAGGCTTGGTTTCCTTCCTCCACACTTCTATTACACGACACCTCGATATATCGTAGGGCACAAGGAAGTCGTAATAACCTTGCAGAGGATACCCAAAGTTGTCAAACGTAGCACTAAGGTACGATTTGTCTTTGGCAAACTTATATATATCTGCCAGGCGGTTGTAGTCTTTTTCGTTCTTGGCAAAGCGTCCGCATAGATCCTCAAACGATACGTCATGTATCTCGCCCACACACGAGCAGTCCCAGCCTCTGAAATCCCTCATATTGTTGTCTATAAAGAAGTTGTCGGGCTGCACATAGTCTGTCCAACAGTCCAGTTTGTTATTACGCCAACCATACCACTTGCGATGAACGACAAGGCCAGAGATAAGGAATTCTTCAAATGAGCGTGCATTCACCTCTGACATACGGTTTAACTGCATGTTACATTGCAATACTGTGCTCATCGTCTCTCCATACTGCTGCTCGTCACGATCGCGAGCAATACAAATAGGCTCTTTCATCTGAGAACGAAATGTGCCCAGGGTATTTGACGTCAGTCTGCGGATGAGGTTGTTCTTCAAGGGCACGTTACCTTGCTTCTTAATAAGCTCCTCCTCGCGAATCGTGCTGCCGTTCACACAAACGTAGTCATCCCACTGCCGTCCGTAGGTGTAGTTCTTGTTACGTTCACGGTCTCTGCGAAACGTATCCATAGCAAGCCAATATTGCTGGGCTTGCCACAATACCTCAAATGCACGGTTACCGCCCAACGTGTGCTTGGCTGTAGCTACGCTGTCCATTCCTTCATGAGGCATGACAGCACTCGCCTTATGTAATTTTCTTCTTGCCATATTTTTATAATTTGGGACGGTGCAAAGGTAATTCCTTACACCGTCCTTTGTTGTTTAACTATTGTTGCTTCAATCTGCCGATGTCTTCAAGCATCTTCGCACGTGTACTGAACATCGTGCTGACAATCGAGTCTCGTTCCTCTGCGCTCTTGCAGCGTAGATACTTCGACGTGAGTTCCTTCATGTCGTGCTTGTATCGCTTCAAACGCATATGTTGGCGCATGTCGTTCGACTGGCGTAGCTGCTTCATTCCCTCGCGGTAGGCTGCACGGTCTGTCTTCTTTATCTTCGACAATGCGGTCTCTTGCTTGGCAACAGCATCGTAATCACTGAGCAACTGTTTGGTTTCCTCAGTCTCCATTCTGCTGTTCAACTTCTCCTTGGCTTTCGTAAGCACTCGGTTCTGCTGGGCAGTCATTACGGAGTCGCGAGCTTCATCAGTGTACGCCCATCCAGTCAACGGTGCGCCTCTGTGCATCTTGTATCGGGCATATCGCTCGGCTATTTCTGCCGGGGTCATGCCTTGCGCCTCTGCTGCCGTGGCGTTAAGCTCGTCAAAGTAAATCTTGTCGATCTGACTTTGTGGGCAGTTGATGATGCGCGTGATAAGCAGGGCACACTCGCGAGAGGTGTTTGCGTCGTCACCACAGTAGTCCATGATGGCAACCACTGCATCTGTCAGCGATTGAGGATTGACACCTATACCAGACTGAACCATCAAGTTGGTCACATCGTTCATGGCGGCAACCTTGTCTTTGTTCCATTTGCTTACAATGTTCTGCAAGTCTGAACTAAGAGGCATATCCTTTGAAGCGGAGAATAGGTTCAAACCTTCGCCTTTAGCAAAGCCATTACCTATAGCACTCATCACGTCACCTCCAGTCAAACCTTCTATACTGCCGAACATGGTATGGCAGAAGATGTCATGCCACATGTCGCTCTTCTCGTCCTTGTCGTCACCTAAGAGGAGATAGGGCAGATAGGCTCCCAAGTTCCAAGCAAGCTGCAACAGATAGCCGAACACGCCTACGCGGACTATATCACGCATCAGACTTCTTCGATACTCGCTCTTGGCGTTCTGGTCTGCCTTGTCGGGGTCTATGCCGTCTCTGCGCATCTGCTTGGCAAGATACTCCTCTGTGAGTCCTTTGTAACCGGGTTCAAAGCGGTGTTTGAGGTTACGGAGTGCATCATACAGCTGACGTGTGTACGACATTGACGAGTTCCTAAACACTGTGAAAAGAACGCTCAGCCATGAACGGTCGGTCTGCATCGTCGATAGGAACGCGCTTTCACTCGACTGCTGCGTCTGGTTGAACAGAATAGTAGCGTCTTGCTTGGCTCGCTTCTCTGCGGTCTCTTCATCATAGCCGTAACGAAGATATTTCCTCTTTTTGGTCTGATACATAGAGTGTGCACCAATGGCAACAGTCAGTGCATCGACAAAGGCATTAGGAGACATACCGATACGCGAGGCTATTTCAACAGCGCGGTTCTGCCACATCTTCCAGTCCATTTCGCTCTTCATCAGTCTTGGGTCTCCTGCCATGCGGCTCTTCCAACGCTTCTCGAAGAGTGGAAGGTTTTCCATTGACCACTTCCAAGCTCCTATCGGATTGGCAATGTTTCCTGCAAGATATACAGGGCTGCTGTCAGAAAGATAAGCTGGCATAGAGAGGAACTGCTTTAATGCAGTGAACACTCTGAAACTAACCTTGGCTGCCGTTACGCCCTTCGCCACATTCACTGCGGCCTTGTCAAGGACTGCGATTGGTGGGCGATAGGCTCCTGCGGCCATACTACACACATTGCGGAAATTCTTCCACAGAGTCTTGCCACCACCATAAACACTCGTCATGTTCATAACTTGATTGCGGAAACGCTTGTATGACAGCAAGGTGTTCAAGTCGCGGTTGAACTCTGCAAAGGATGCCCAACGTTCCATCTGCTGAATGTGGTCGAGTATAACGCTGAATGCGTCTGCACCCATCACGTCAAGGGCAAGATTGTTGCGTCTACGCTTGATGATGCTACCGATTGAGGTCGCTGGCAATGCGGTGTCGGTTGTATCGTCGGCTACGTCCACTTCTTCAATTCTCGCATTGGCAAGTATCTTCAAAGGGAAGTAGTTCTCAATCGCTGCCATTGAAGCACCGAACATGCGCTTATGCACCTCGTTGTACTCGTTGCGTTTTTCCACAAGGAACTCGTCCTGCATCCAGTCGGCAAGTTCCAAGAAACGAGGATCAACAAATTCTTTTATGTTCTCCACGTCTTCCTCTGTGATACCCATACGACGCAACTTCATGCGGCCGTCTGCCATCTTGTCAACCATGTAGATATACAGAAGGTTGCCTTGTGTCAGTTCGTGTGCCTTCTGCTCGCCACCGTCCCAGAAGGTAACGGTCGCTTTTGGAAGGTTGCGCTCCAAAGAGAATAGGTCGCCCCATTTCATCTTCTTGTCGAATACTTCGCTAACCTTCTCGTCGAGCGTCTTCAAGGCGTTTTGATAACCGGTGTACTCCTTTTCGGTAGCCTCAACCCATCCACGCATATAGCGGTTCCACAAGTAGCCCTCACCGTTCACGCTTTTCTTTCCGAACATTCTCAGCATCTGGTCGAACGTGCCTAAAGGTGCAAGAACAAAGCGCACTATACTGTTATTGGCTATCTTCTGTGCCTTGCTTTCCTTGTGATGCTCGTCGTTAGGTCTGCCGGTCATGTCGGAGTTGGCATTGTGATGGATGGTCTCAACGCGCTGCTTCTCTGCCTCACGCCATGCCTTGGCTCGCTCAACGCTGCCACCAAGAACACCGCCTACTTGCTCCACTATGCTGCGGTAGGCTTCGGCTCGCTCTATCTTATTCTGACGGATGGCATCGTTGGTTGACTCCACGTATTCACGGTAAGCATCGGCTTCCATCGTTCCGGCATCCAAGTCGGCCTTGGCTTCCTTAATGCTTTCACGAAGAGCCTTTTCCTCTGCCTTGCTTTCGGTGATGTCCTCTACAAACTGATGGGCAAGCAACAGACCGCTGTACTCGATGGCTGCTTCCTCGGCTACGGCATTGTCGTCACTACTCATACGATTGGTGCAGTCTGCAATACGCTCCTCTATGTTCTCCTTTGGTAAGGAAGTGGCTTTCCTAACCACCTGCGCTATACGCTGGCCTTCCGGGTCAAGCTGTCCTTGCACCTCAATACCTCGCGCGTCAATGCGGCTTCCACGGATGGAAAGGAGTTTGCCCAGCTGGTTAGCTCCCATGCGTAGCTGGTTGTCAACCATGATGTCCATAACCTTCTGAACGTAATCACTTACGTCCTGCTTGCCATGCACATTGTTCACGGCTGAGAGGATGCGCTTTGTCTCATACTTACTCAGATCATCGAGCAATCCGTTTTCAAGCAACACCTTTGCAAGGTCTGTTATGCTCTTGACAGTTGATAGGTCATACTCTCTCTGACGTGCCATTGCCTGACGCAACTTGTTAAGATTACCACCGATGGCTCTCATTGCATCCTGCTTGGCTTGCCAGTTGTCGGCGTTGGCTTGGCTTGCCACAACCTTCATCTTAGTGATGGTTTCTTCAAGTCCCATATCACCGTCGCGGAACATAATGCCCTCATCTGCAACATTTTTAGAAGAACCTTCGTTAATCTCAAATAATGTAGGTATCTTTGCATCCGAAGAAAGGAATTCACCAGAGTACGTTACGGACGTAGGGAGTAGGGAGTCTTTTATCTCCATAACTCGCTGGCTGATACCTTTCTTTTTTGATTTAAAGAAACTCTTTGCAGTTAGGTTTCCCTTTTTTGTACTGCACACCTCAGTCAGGTTATACAATCCGTTACCTGCGTCTTTCAAGAAGAAGAACAACTTGCGTCCGTCTTTCTTATCAACACCATAGAGTATGCCGTCTGGCTGGTTCAATACGTCCACCATATTCTGTATATCTTCATCTGTAAGTGGTACATTGTTGCCTTTGTCCTTTTCATTCTCGCCATAATGATCTGAACGGATATGGTTCAAGTCAGATGGATTGAGAACAAAGTCCACGAACTCCTTGAACTTCAAGTCCGACAATTTCTCCAAGTATGCCTTGCCATCTACGCTCAGCCGACCGATGCTTGCAGGTTTCCCAACAAACTCTCCTGTCTTGGCTTTTTCAAACAACTCGATTACTCGTTGTTTCATGTCTGCTATAGTTGTAGCGACTTGGGACTTTTGCTCATGCTTACCGTCACTGAACTTCATTTCTCCGAACCCTGTCTTCCTGCGCATAACCTCAGTATCAGCGGCATCGAACACGGTAGGCTTACCACCATTCTTCTTACGCTTGTATGCCTCATGCAGAACATACGCCCAGTCCTTATCACCCCACTTCCTCTTGCCGGGGATTTTCAATCCGTCCAACAATTTTTGTAGAGCCTTTTGGAGCATGGCTTTCAGTTTGCCCCAGAACGTAAGTTCTTCGGCACTCATCTTCTCGAAGCCTTTCTCACCGATACGTCCGGCAAGGTCGGCACCATATTCCTCTGTTGCATCACGCTTGAACTGCTCACGTTTCTTTCCGGCCTCGGCATGTGCTGCTGCCATATCTGCATAGTATGAAGCGTTGGCATCCTCACCATTGGCTACATGCTCCTTGCGTTTCTTCTCGCGTATGCGGTCCACCTCTGCATCGTACATCTTCTGCGCCATGCGGTCAATGGTACCGCGTATCTCGTCCTTAGACACACGATAGAGTTCATCAAGGGCATTGTTCAGCTTAGCTTCATCAGGGAACAGCACGCGCAAACCATCGTGACCCACAACCTCATGCACAAACGTATTCTCAATGTCTGCCATGTTAGCATTGTTGGGAACAACAATAGTCACCTCGCCGGTTATAGGATTGAAGCTACCCTTCATTCTGCGCTGGCGCACGGAAGGTAATGCAGCCACTTCTTCCTCTGTACGGATGATGCGCACTGGAGTATGCAGACGTTCGGACAGTTCGGTCACTCTCTCGCTCATCGCACTTTCCATTGCTTCCTTCGGTTCGCCTACCCACTTGCCGGCCATCTTCGCATTGATGCGTGCTATGTCTTCGTTGCTGACGAATGGCGTGTGTCCTTCGCGTCCGGGGATAATATCGCGGCTCTCCCAGTTCTGCTTGTCGAGTGCAAGACTCTCCTCCGGTGTTAACTCCTTGCCGTCAAGTTCAAAGCGGTACCCCATCTTCTCCAACTCTCTGCGCACTTGTGGCACAAAGCGGTTGTAGTCACGGTGGGTCTTCAGCTCCTCACGCTTTCCCGGATGCTTCTTCCAGTACTCGTCAATGAGCTTAGCTTCCTCCTCACGGGTGAGCACTTTGTCTATCTTGCTCCAGCGTGAAAGATACAGCACGCGGCCATTGTTCCACTGATGGGCACCGGTAGGCAACAGAGCATAGTCTGCGTGGAACGGCTCGTCTATCTCCGATTTCGGGATGAGGCTGCGTACCACAACAAGGTTAGGTCTCTTGTATGCCTCGCCAAACTGCGTGTTCAAAGGTGTTTCGATGGCATGGTCGTATGGGTCGTATGCTGCCCACAAGCCCTTGTCTTCGGGGTTCTTCTTCAGGAAGTACTGCAACTGTGCCTCCTTGGTCTTAGGCTTCACGAATTTCAAACCGTCATTGATCTGCAACTCTGTACTCTTTTTGCCGTCAACCATGATGTAGCCAGACTTGTTGAGTTCGTCCAGCTTGCGCTGCTGCTCCTCGGTGAGTTCCACCTTTGGAGGTGCAGAATAGTTCCAACGTCTGCCTTCCAATGTTCTGCGCTCGCCTGTCTCTGCATCGGTAAATGCCATAGGTGAACCCAGTGCATCATCCTCAAAGGCTTGCACATTACGGTAAACAGGAACAAACTCACTCTCTGGCAAAGACTCCAGCTCCATTGCCTTCGGGTCGTCAGCATCAAGCAAACGGAACTTGGTCTTGTCTTCTTCCGATTGTCCAAGTTTGTTATACTCGGCATCGAGTTCTTTCTGCTTGGCAATGGCTTCATCAAGTTCTTTCTGCTTGGGGAATGGCGCATCACCCTTAGGCATGGTCTTCAACATTTCGCTGTTGGTGTCATACTCGCGATGGTACACTTCATTGTTATGGATGATCTGCTCCAACAGACTGCGGAATACAAGACCTGCCTGTGTCGGGTCTTGTGGCATTCGCTTTGTGTAACGGATGCTCCATGCGTTGTTTCCTCCAAGCTGCACCTCGTAGTGTGAAGACAACAAATCATCGCCTGTTACAAACACGACATCGGCACGCTGACCGAAGCCTGCAAGCACCACTTTCTTGTTGTTCTTCAGTTGTTCGAGGATATACTGGCCAGCTTCCTTTGGTTTGTCAAAATCCTGTCCATAATAAGAACCTTCTACGCACACCTTGACCTTTGAGGGATATGTGCCTTTTTCGTCTGGCTTGAAGCCCTCTCTTTGCAGGTCATGCACATCACTGTCGCTTAACGAGATAAGGCGTTTCAGGTTATCAACCTTCTTCGTCACCGTCTCGTAGTTCTGTCTCTTGCGCTGTTGGTCACGCAAGAAGCCGTTGTAAAGTGACTTCAACTTCTTCACCAGCTTGTCTTGCTTTGACTTCTCAAATATAATTGGATTGCCCGAAAGCAAAGCAACCATCTGTGCAGGGTCTATATTGCCGTTTTCGTCAGCATCGCCCTCATCAAAGCTGCGCTCGCCAGATATGGTTCCCATCTTGAACTGTGTGAACATCTTGCCCTTCGCGTCAAGCAATTGGTACTTGTATAAGTCAAGACTTCCCTCAGTGGCATAATAGTGTACACGCACCTTATTATCGAGGAAATCGTGAGCCACTACATTGCCCTGTCTGCTACCACGGCCAATACACTGCTCCAAGTCGGCAGGTTGCCATGGCACGGTCAGCATGTGCAGGTCGGTGATGCGTGTCTGCACATTCACACCGGTACCCATGTTTCGTGTACCTCCAATGAGAATACGCACTTTGCCGTCACGCACCTTTTGGAACAATGCTTCCTTTTCAGTATCGTTCTTCACCTGCTGAATGTAGGCTATCTCTTCACGGGGTATGCCGTAGTCCTTTGTCAGTCGGTTTATAATGTCATGATAGGCATCGTATTCCTTGCCCTTTGTTGGAACACCAAGTTCACAGAACACAAGCTGCACGCCTTTTTGCTCCTTCATTTCGTCATACGACTTCTTGATGTTGTCACAGCAATAGGAAATCTTACCGACACTATCATCCATTTCCGGGAACACAAGACGCGGACTGACTGCTGCTTTTGCCGATATGCCCGATGCCACAAGTCCCCATGGGAATTTTTTCGGGTCTTTCGGGTGAATACCGAAATAGCTACCGTCCTTGGTCTGAAGCATATTCACAACCTCGCGGTTTATCTCAGCCACTGCATCTGACTGCGGAACAATCACAGTCTTGCCGTCCACCTTTGGCTTGGGCAGTTGCAGGTTATAGTCGTTGCGCACATCGGCAATCTCTGCATAGAGCTGCGACAATTCTGGAACATTGTCGAAATAGCGGAAACGGTCTTTCATCTTGAACTCGTTGGAAACACCGGCTTCTAACTCTGACGAATGTACGGCAAAGGTACTTGCCCATGCGTCAAAGGTCGGCATACCCAACTGCTCCAGCTTACGCGGACGCAAATAGTTGAGCAGGTTGTATATCTCAACAAGAGAGTTGGTGATGGTCGTTCCCGAAAGGAACACTGTTCCCTTGTCACCTTGGTGCATCTTCTGCAAGTGACGGATGCCAGTAAGCAGAGCAACGGCTTTGTTTGAACCTGACGCTTCACCCAATCCTGCTACGTTCTGGTAACTGGTGACATAGGGCAATGATTTGAACTGGTGGCACTCGTCCACAAACAGATAGTCTATGCCCATGTTCTCAAAGCAGAACTCGCGGTCGGTGCTACGGTCAAGTCGTTTCTCCAACTTGGCGTGTAGGTTCTGTCTGCGCTTTTCAAGCGATTTTATCTGTCGCTTGGTGAGCTGGCTCTTGTCTCCTGTGCCATAAAGGTATTCAATCATGGCATCGAGCTGTGCCAGCTGCTCATTCACTACATCGCCTTCTGCCTCCTCGGAGTGCGGTATCTTGCAATATTGCTCATGACTCACGATGATACAGTCATAATCATTGAGCGAGATATTGGCGAAGAATTTCTTGCGGTTCTCGGTACTGAAGTCCTTTTCTGATGGTGCAAGCACACGTGCGGTAGGATAGGCCTCCTTGAACTCGCGTGCTATCTGTGGCACAGTTGACTTCAATGCCACAATCATAGGCTTCTTGGCTATGCCCATTCTGCGCATTTCCATAATGGCTGACTGCATTACAAGTGTTTTACCTGCACCTACAATATGGTCAACGATACCGCCTCGGTTATTGATGAGCATCCATACGGCATCTTTCTGATGCGGACGGAGTTCCTTGCCCATCAATCCGGGCACGTTGAGGTGTGAGCCATCCCACTTACGGAGCACAATACGGTTGAAGCGGTCGTTATAGGCTCTCTCCATCGTCTGCACTCTGGCATCGTCACCGGGCAACCATTGCTCAAAATGCTCTCTGAGGTCTGCCACCTTGCTGTTGGCAAGTTCGGTAGCCTCTTGGTCAATCCATGTGTTGCCGTCCTTGTCCTTACGCACAATACGGAAGTCCTTGTCTTCAAGGGCTGCTTGGAATATCTCCTTGACACTCTTGTCGGCAGTCTTCCAATCATCTGCCTGTCCTCCGAGTTCCTTTGCTTCTATATTGATTTCAAAGGTGTCTGTTTCCGGAACATAGACAACACCACTCTTGATGATTTCCCTACGCTCACCGTCAACCCATTCATAGCTACGTGAAGACGATGCGTGCAATCCAAGGGTCTCTTTCACAAAATCGTTGAGTACTTCTTGCGGTATCCATCGCGCACCAAGGTGTATTGTGATGTCGTCGAATGGTATAGTGGCTGGCTGCACCTGTTCCAACTCCTTGACATTGCGTTCAAATGTCGGGTCTGTTGCAGCTGCGGTTTTTGCCTCCTCCAATTTGGCTACTACATCGCCACTGAGGTATTCATCGCGTGTTACATAACGGTCTGTGGCATTAGGCTCCTTGAAAACAAGGTCGCCACACTGCCCAAACCAGTCTGCGCCCAACGTCTTTTCGATATACTCGCCACGGATTTCACCATATTCTGCCAATGAGGTGGTTATGGCTTCCTGCGGTGTCTTGGCATCTTCAAGTTTGAGGGCTGGCTTGATGGTGTTCTTGGTGAAGATGTCGGACAATCCTTGGAACTTGCCGCCTTTCCATACTTCAAGTGCTTGCAGTGTATAGCCGTCAATGTCACTGAGGACAACAGTGTTGTCGGTGTCCTGCAACTTGCCGTATTTGCTGACGAACTCCTCGTAGGCTCGTTTAAGCTTGGCACGTAGCATGTTGAGCTTCGTGTCCGAAAGTCCATCAATCTGCCCTGCAATGAGTTCTTTCATGGCGGTACGTACCTCTCCCATGGCAATGATACGCTTCTTCTGCTTAGCCAGCTGTGGCTGCTCCTCAAACACCCTTGTCACCTCGCCATACTCATTCTTGGTAGCTGTCAGCACACCGACCTTGCCGTCTTGAATGACAAGGTTGCCAGTACTTACCCAGTTACCATCACCCTTGTACTCCTCACGAACGGCTTGTTTAACCTCGCGTGATGTGCGTGTGGTGTCAAAGAGCATTCCCTTGCGGTCACCAACAATACGCTTTACTGTTTTCTCAACTTCCTTGGCTATCTGATCGGTGGTCAGTTCGCTATGTAAGCCGAAACTCTTGTCATTGTATTGATTACCTGCCACTACGTCGCCAATCATGTTCTTGCGGTTGCTCGCATAGTAGGCATTGTGCGACACCTTTTGCTTCTCACCATTGCGCTTGTTGGGTGCAGTGGTCTCAGCGGAAGACAAAAATGCTTGCTCACGTGCCGCATAGTCAGGGTTCTCGCGTGTCTTCTGAGCGTCCTCTTCATCCTTCCACTTGCGGATATAGATGATGTCGGCCATTGCGCCTGTGCCTTGGAATGTGTTGTCGGGCAGTCTGACAGCTCCGAGGAACTCGCCCTGCTCGGCTATGTATCTACGGATATGCTGGTTGCTCTGCGTGTCCATCACGGCAGGACTTGTCATCATGGCAACAATTCCGCCAGGGCGTGTAAGTTCGAGCATCTTCACAGCATAGTAGTTGTGAATTCTCTTCTGTGCCGACCGCTTAACAGGGCTGTTGTCGTTCTTCCATGTCGGGTCGTTTACTTCGATGCCACCAAATGGCACGTTACTTGTCACCACATCTTGCGAGTTCGGTGTGAGTTCCGACTTCTCAAAGCCACAAATGCGCACATCAGCATCTGGATAAAGGGCGCGTGAAATCTGTCCCGAAAGCCAGTCAAGTTCAACGCCAGTTATCATTGTGCGCTCTTGAATGTCTTTGGGAAGTGTTCCCTCAAAGATGCCGTTGCCCATTGAAGGATCGAGGAAAGTGCCGCCTTTGAAACCTGCAAGCGAAAGGAAAGAGTTCATCGCACTTGCAATCTTAGTCGGGGTATAGTATGACGATAGGGCGGCTCGCTTGATACCTGCAAACACGCCTTTCTTGCCGTCTGGGTCAAGCGTGTCGATTGCATTTGCAAGTCTGCGGTATGGCGAATTGCCGTAGGTGTCCCTACGCATTTGGTCAACAGAATAGAACTTGCTCAACTGGTCTATCTGTCCCCAACCACGGAAACGAGAAAGTATCTGCTTTTCTTCATCAGTGGCCTTACGTCCCTCTTTGAAGAGTTTGGCTATTACCTCAATGGCTGACACGTTGCCCTCCAAACGCTGTGCAGGAGTGTAGTTGTCGGCTTCATTGCCGTCTGTGCCATAATGGAAGTTATTTGTAAACTTGCGCACAGGTGTACGCTGCTTCTTTACGGCAGAAGGTCTACTTCCCTCGCCAGTGGAGCTGGCAGGTTCTCCCGAAGAAAGTTCTTTTCCTCCTCCGTCAATCTCTCCTGTCTGAACAGTGCGCGGTCCAGCAACTCGTCCACGCTCATTTGTGGCTCCGTTGGAAACTGTTCCATCAGCTGTGCTCTCATCACGTCCCCGATTTCCGACTGGTGGTTGTATTCCCCCGACCTCATCAGTTCCATGTACTGCTCCGTCAGCTGCTTCTCGTCCGTTTTCACGGCTTGCATCAGTTGACCGCTCTCCGTCAGTTCCTGCAACTGCTGTGGTGCGTTCTGCTCCATCAGTTCCAGTTTCATCAATGCCCACGGTGTCCGGGCGTTCTGCTCCAGCCACTGTTTGGCTTGGGCTACTGCTATTGCTGTCTGCTGTTTCATTATTATTTGGTTCATCGAACAACCCGGCAAACAAATCACCTACTGGCTGCTCTGGTTTAACTTTTGATGTCTTCACTTCTGAAGTTTTCATTCGTTTGTTTACATAATCAAGCATGGCTTGATATGCGTCTCGCATGTTTATGAGTTCATGTACGGCCTTTTCATGACGTTTCAAATCTTCATCATTCTTAATACCAACAGCTGCACCCTTTTCAAGAACACCCAATCTGCGTTTGGCTTTAGTAACCATATTCTTCAAAGCCTTGACATTCGGAAGCATACCCTTGTGTTCTATTCCGTCTATAAAATCATCATAGGCTTTTTGGTATATTCCGAAGCCATTATTATCTATAGGCGTTTTCTCGCGCTCCGTCTTGGCTTCCTTGGCAATGCGCTCCGCTTTTTTGAAGATACCCTCGTTTTCACGTCTCGCCACCTCTGCCTTGATATGGGTGCCCATATCCTTGTCGTCGCCATACTCCTTGTCGAGTTCAGACAATTTCTTGTCTGAAATTTTAGGGAGCAACGTGTTGAGGCTCTCGATCTTCGATTTCATCGAATGGTCAGTCATGCCCGGATTGAGAATGTCAACAACATGAAGCTGTATGGCAGTGTCTTCTGGCAATGCCGCAACGGCATCCTCGTTAATACCATCCTCGTAGAAGTCGCCAACGGCTTCATGCTTCGGCTCGGCTGACTCGCTCGGCTTATGACGCAACTGGTCCGGATGAGCATTAACCCACATGACAGGAGCAAGGCCGGTGTCAATGCGGATGCCGCCCTCATCGTTCGGCTGCACTACAACTGCATCAGTCCATGTGCGGCCACCATCGGTTGAATACTGCACCTTGTCACCTGCTGCATACTCTCCTTCATTGGTCACGCCACTACCTATAAGATATTTGTAGGCTTCACGCTGCACCTGCTTCAGAAGGTCAGAATACGTAACATTGCTGTCAACGAAGACATTTCTACCGTAGCGGTCATTGCCGGTGCCTTCAGGATGGTCAACCCGGAACATGATGTGAGTAACTTCAAGGTCGCTGCCTCCAAAGCCATCTACACCCTTGGCTGCTCTTGGCTCAACGCCTATTGTCAGATACAGCTCGCGTCCTTCTTCTAATGGCAGGTGTATAGACACATCACCTCCAATATGGGAAATGTTGGAAACTGCAAGTGGCTTTTTCTTACGATTGCCTTTCTTATCCGCCTGCTTTGAGTGAGAAGCCTCATAGTGGCTAAGGTTCAAATCAGAAATCAACTGGCTTGCAAGGTTGGCTGCATCCTTGACGGCCTTCTTCTCGGCATTACGCATGTAGCCGTATGCCTCGTTGTAATCCTTCTCCACCTCGTCAGCCTCATAGTAGCCAAGCAGGGCAAGCTGCTCATTTACCTTGTCGAGGGTTTCATCTACTCGCTCTGCTGCTCCGGTGAGGGCTTGCTCGTCGCTTGAAGTTTCTGCGAGAGCCGTTGCTTCGCTTGCAACAGACTTTGCTTCTGCTGCAACAGCATCTGTATTTGCTGCTGTCTGCTTTTCGGTTTCTTTTCGTTGCTCATTTCTTGTTGCCTTTAATTCATTGTTTGCTTTTTCTGCGGCCACTTGTGCCTTGCCTTCCTCTACTATCATGTTGGCTTGTGCCATTACGTCCTTGGTAGGCTTGTCGAAATTCTCCACGTCAAAGGCTTTTACCTCTTCGTATGGAGTGAGGGCGTATTTGTCATAGCCGGGAACATACTCCAGCCCTCCATAGAAAGCCTTTAACCAAGGGCGAACCTTGTCGCCCAATGCCTTAACCATCATGGAGGCATAGTTGCCAAACGACTCATTGCCACGCTCAACCATGGCCATGGCCAGACGTTGACCGACTGACATGAGCTTCTGACGCTGCTCTGCGGTCAGTTCGTCCGGATCACGGAACTTAAACCTGGCATCGCCCTCGTCGTCACCAATACCGAGAATATCACGAATGTCATTCATCAATCCGTTCATTTCCTCGTCACTGACCTCATACTTAGGCTTCTCCGGCTCTATTGGTTCTTCTGTTGGCACGCTCTCTACGCGGTTTGCAGGTTTCTTGGCTGCGGTTTTCTTGCTTGCAGTTGGTTTCTTCGGCTCCACTGCATCGCGAAGTTCCTGCGCTGTCATTGGCTGGTTGTCTGCTACGGCTTGCTCATTACCAACCATTTCAGCGGCCTTGCGTGCGTCCTCTTCACTACGGAACATCCAACCACCGCTCTCACGGTCTTTCCAACCGCGTGCAGGGGCAAAGCGTCCCTCACCTGTACGCTCTTTGGCAAACTCCTTGACGGCACGCTCTTGGTCGGCTGTCAAGTCATGGCCAAAGGTAAGGAGAGAAACATCGCTCGTCTTGCCCTTCTTATTGGTGTAGGTTGAAGGAGTGATGGAATAGCCGGCTTCTTCTGGTGTATTGATTTCCACAACGTCCTTCTTCACCGACGAGTACTCGCCAAAAGGCTTAGTCTTACGCTTGCTCGACTCTATCCACTTTTCAAAGTCTTCGAGGTTCACGCCGGTAATGTCAATTCTGCGGCCATTCTCCCAGCCCTGCTCGTAATTGGCAAGGTAGTCGCCCTTAGCCTCGTCTGCATCATTGAAACCAAGCATGACCTTATGCTCGTCAAAGCTGCCGTCGGGGTTGTACTGGTCCACAACATACACCTTGCGTCCGTTCCAACCGTCAATATCATTGGAGAGGAACACGTCAATGTGGTCGCCGTCAACACCCACTGCGCCACGAATGTAGCCGTAAGTGTTGTTCATCTTGCTTTCCCACTGCTTGCCGTCAGCATCAGTGCCCTTACGCACGCTGCCCTGCGGCTGCTCAATGGTGATGTCAAACGTTCCAACTTGCACATGTCCCTTCTTATAGTTGCCGGCTTCCTTTTGTGCCTCGGTGGGGTCGGTGTTCACTTCGGCAGAGGCTGCTTCAATCTTGGCAGACAACGGCTGCTCATTGCCGTCAATATAGTTGGCTACTTCGTAGAGGTCGCCAAACTGCTTGCCGTCAATCTCATAATAGGTTCCGGGATAATTCTTGCTCTTGTCAGGAGCGTCAACCTTGATAACTTCCTTGCCATCAACGAACATACGATGCTTGTAGATTTCTCCATATTCGCTTGGCTCCGTCCACTCGTCTTCTGTATCGGTGATGCGCTCGCTCAGTTTATCCTCGGCTTCCTTCGCCAATGCGTCGGCATCGGGTTCGTTACCCTTAACTGGTTTTTCACTGGCTACGACTGGCTGTTGAGGCTCTGCATCGCTCCCAGCAACAACCGTAGCTTGTTCGCTTGCCTCGTCTCCTCCAGCTGGCTCTGCGGCTTCTGCTCTCCGTTTGCGTTCTGCAACGGCTGCGTCGATGAGGGCTTGTTGTTCTTTTGGTGTAGCATTTCTGAAATATTCGTTTACGTTTTTGAGAATTTCTTCCTTAGAGGTCACGTCACCGCTGAACATGTCTATCTGACCTGCAGCAGGTGAAGCAGCCTCATTATTGTATGTAGAGAGAACCTTGCGCAAGTCGCTCGGCTTTCCGCTGTTCAGCAGGTCGGCAAGGAGCAACGTAACGCCATCGGTTACACGACTGTCTCCGTATTCGTCGTCAAACAGCCCCTGTTGTCTGCCGTAAGGAGATACCGGCATACCTTCCTTATAGATTTCGGGCGAGTCAGACTTGGCACGACTCACAAGATCAACGGCTGCTGCCAATTCCTTGCTAAGGTCATAGCCGCTCTTGGCAAGTGTGCGGTTATTGGCAATCTCGTTCAAGCCCATAACAACAGACTGACGAAGTGTCGGTGTGCTGATAATCTGACGCACGGCATCGGGCGAAGTCTGGAAGACCTTGCCTATAAGTGTGTTCTCGATAAGTTCCTTACCTGCTGCCGACAAAGCATTGCCAGTGCGAAGCTCTGGTAACTGCATTTCGTTAATAACTCCTGCATCCAACAACTGACTGATGGCAGAAGCCACTGATTTGTCGTCGGCATAGTAGTCAGACATGCGGTCAAAGCGACTGATGTCATTGGTTATGCTTGTGAACACATTGTCAGGAACAATCTTGCCAAGTTTCACGGCGTGCTCAGGTTTGCTCTGCTTCTTCTGCTGTTCTGCGTTGAAGCGTGCAAACGTACTTGCATCGTATGGCAATTCCTCGTCTGGAACGAAGACAACACGTGGATGCTGCATGCCGTCTATCTGCTCGGGAGTGAAACCGAACATGGCTCCAAACTCGCGCAAGTGGTCCACATACGCCTTGTCAGTGCCGTTCTTTGCTGCAATTTCGCCCGACATAGTGCGGTTGTTGCCCGAAAGCACAACGCCGTCCTTGCTGACAATGACTGGTGTCTGCAAAGCTCTGCTGTCGTAGCTGTCTGCCATATCCCTAACAATGCGCTGCGCGTCTTTGTCACGCTTGTAGTCGCGGTCATTCACGCTCTCACCATTCTCATCAACCGGGAAACCTTCAGTAGGCTCGTAGGCATTGTTCACGTCATGGCTGGCTGTGGCTGCTCCTGCCTCAGTGAGGACGTAGTGACCACGGATTGTAGAACCATCTGCAAGTGTGATAGCATTAGGATTGCCCTCAACCTTGGTGGCTCCGTCCCACTTTGCTTTTATCTTCGGGTTCACGGCATGAGTGCCGACGGCCTCTTGCTCGGCTGCTTTCTCAGCGGCAATGCGCTTGTCTTCCTCCAGACGTGCAACGGCTTCGGCGTGTAGCTTTTCCTCGCGAACCTTGCGCTCAGCCTCCTGCTGCTCACGGATAGCACGCTTTCTGTCATTCATAAGGGAGTTGATGCGCGACCATGCGTTCAAGTTCTCTTCGGCTGCGGCTACTTGGGCGTTATACTCTTCCATGGCGGTGTTGTAGTTGGCCTCTGCTTCCTGCTGCGCCTTTACCATTGTCATTGGTGAACCTTTCAGAGAAGGAGCTTTCTTAGTGGGTTCCTTCTTCTTCAACGCTTCAAGTGCCTTAGTTGCCTGTTCCACTTGCGCTCTCACAATGGCGGTAGTATTTTCATCGTTACCTCCGGTAACCTCATTGAGGGCATCAAGGGCAGTTTCGCGGTCTGCCTTCTCAAACATCGGTTCACCGGTTTCCTCGTTGATGGGTACACGCTCCAATACGGTAGGCTGGCGGTTTGCCTCCTCTTCCTTGCGCTGTTGTTCCTGCTCCAACATCTGTTGGTTGTGCTGCTGCAACTGCTCGGCTTGCTCTTGCGGAATAGTGATACCGTTGCTCTGTGTAGCTTCATTGAAGGCACTGTGGGCGTACTGTTGCAACTGCTCATCGGTAAGCTGTGGTACGTTTTCAGCCGAATTTGGTACGTTTCCCCCATTCTCTGTACCACCAAGTATGGCTTCATGCTCGGCTTGAATGTTTGCGTATGCCTCATCGAGTTCTGTCTGAGGGTCGATGGCCTCACCAAGAGAGAACAGCTGGTCCGGGCTGGCAAACTTATACTCGCCAGTCTCTGCATCACAGATAACAATACTCTGATCCGAATTGCGCACGTCAATGCCGGAACCATCGGGGAGCATCACGACATTGCCCTTGACAACGTACACCGGCTTGTCGTCAACCTTCATGGTTGCAGGCTGAACAACGCCCATATCCTTATGGGTGTGTCGCTCCACATTGGCTTCAACCTCCTTGCGCTTGCCGTCGGCGGCTTCATTAGAAGCGTCCATAACGCCCTCCATTGCTGCCTTGGCATTGACATAGTAGAGTACAGCGTCCTGCTGGTCTTCGCTTAGTTCCGGATTGTTGACAAGCGGCCAAGGGTCTTCGTTTATTTCTGCAATGCGCATTTCAGCGTCAGCACCGAAGGCATCCTCACACATCTGGTAAGCCTCCTGCATACGCAAAGTAATGGCATCTACCTCGGCCTTAGCGTCGGTATCGCCTTTCTCCACCTTATCCCAAAGCAGACGTGCTTGGTCGTATGCGGCTGCGGCGGCTGACTCTGCCTCCGACATAGGCTGCTCTGCCTCTGCGCTGGCTCCTGCCTCCTCGCTCTTCTGTTCTGGGAACAAACGCTTGATATAGTCTTCTACAGCTGCTTGCTCCTCTTCGGTGCGGTTTTTCGGCTCCTTGCGTAGTGTAGCGTCAACGTCCACGCCGGTTTCCTCCTTGATTGATGCGCGGATGGCTTCCGGACGTTCACCGTCTGCCATTGTCTTGTTGGCTTCAATGGCGCGGTCTATATCCTCAACCATCTTGCCATAGGCCGCAATAGCATCCTTGTCGCCCTCCTTCACAGCCTTGTAGTTGCGCATAACAGTGGCAAAATCGGCACCGGGTGCAACAGACTCAACTGCGGCTTGCACAACCTTGGCATTGGCGGCTGCTTCCTTGTAGCGCTCACCAACGTCCACACTGTTAAGCTCTGCCTGACGCATGATGTTGGCCTCCTCCTTCTTTGCCTCTTCCTCGGTCTTGAAGTGACGGCTCGTTACAACCTCACCTTGTGCGGTCATAGCCTGTACTGTCACGCCGTTCGCATCCTTATTGGTTGTATAACCAGTGACGGTGCCCATCGGCAACATACGTCCAGTGAGGATATAATATGCCTTCGCTCTTGCGCTCTGACTGACGTTCGGGTCCTGCATGAGGCGTTCCATAGCTTCGTAGCCGTCAAACTCCGGATTGCTCACACGCTTGGCCTCTGCATGTTGGTAGTCAACGTCAAAGGTCATGGTTTTGCCGTCCGTCATGGTCGGCTTGGCTTTTGGTCTTGTCGGCTTGGCTTTTGGTTTTGTCGGCTGCTTAGGTGTGCGAGTGAAGAGCGATGCAAGGTCACCATATCCGTTGCGTCTGAGTTCCTCACGTTCCTCCTTGGTGAAGTCGAGGTCACGCGGACTCGCATCCATGCGCTTACGTAGTCTCTCTGCAAAACTTCTTCGGTTGCGGTTGCGCTCCTCCATGGTCTTAGGCTCAGCTATAGGACGAAGACCGGCAATAACCTGTGGTGCCGACTTGATGCCGTGGCTTACCTTGAAGCCCAACATCATAGCCATGTTGTCCGTCCAGATGTCCATAGCCTTGCGCTTTCTTGGGTCGTCGTCTGCTAACTGTGCGTTCTCGATCCATTCGGGAGTGGCAAAAATAGTTCCCTCGGCAACAGTAGAGGTCATAAGCTCTCCTGCACGGATGCCCACCTTGCCAGCCGTGCTCTCGGTGGCCTTCACCAACTTGTCAGACACATTGCCCAACACTGGAGATAGGGTACCGGTAACCGAACCGAGCAACATGCCGTGCCCGGTCGCCTTCAACATGTCGCCAGCTGAAAACTCATACTCGCCAGTTTCCGGGTTCAATGTTCCGCCCAGCCTCATCTGCTGCTGCATGTTCTTCAAGCCCTCGAATGTACCGAAGTTGGCAGAACCTGCGGCCACTCCTGCAACCATACGTCCGGCAAGTGTACGACCGACGTAACGCTCTGCAGCTTCCTTGCTTGCGCCTTTAAGTGCCATTTTGCCACTCAGTTTCAAGGCTTGTTTACCTGCAAAGCTACCAACACCACCCGAAATATAGGTAGTCGGGTCAATAGCCATATTCAAAACGGTACCAGTGATGTCGAGCGCACGATGATCTGTGCCATATCTGCTCATCGCGTCCATGTCGGCGGCCTCTGTTCCGATGGAGTGGGAGAATAGACGTGCTGCCATATTGTCGGCAATCGTCTGTGAGAAGAAAGGCTGGTCTGCAACCTTGCGAAGAAGGAACTCCGTCTTACTCTTAGGCATTCGTGCTTGCACTGCACGCTCATACGTAGCGTGGTACACCTCGCCTTGCAGGGCTTCCTTTGCAGCTTGCGACACCGTTCTGCCTTTCAGCTCCGACGGATGCTCGCGGAAATAGCGGCTGTAGTTCAGCATCTGATTATCCTTATACTCCTGTGGCATATTCTGCAACACCGACTGCGCCATCTTCTCCAGATTGAACGTGTCCTGACGCTTGGCTGCTCGTTTGATGTCGCGCAAAGTCTCGTCACCTCGTCGCAATGGCATACCATCGGGACCAAGAGGAGTGATAGATTTCTTCAACCTATCCCAGAAACTGCCACCTTCAGCACGTTCCATATCCTTGCGGTACGCCTCATCAGCCGCTCTGTCCTCGGCTTCGGCACGCTGCCACTCGTCTTCAATGGCCTTTCTCATAGGAGCCTCATAGTCCAGCTGCGCCTGTTTGCGAACGTCCTCGGGCTTGTTAGGGTCAAGTCCGTTCTCCTTCATACGGTTTTGGAATTGGTGGGCGAGACGTGCCGTTCTTGCCTCATACTCGGCTTGGTTGGCCTCTATAAGTGATGTAGTGAGCGTACCGTCGGGCAATACCCACTGGGTTTTCGCCTTGCCGTTCTCATACTTCACGCCGTATGGCTGAGGCGACTGCTCGCTCTGCACCGGCTTCTGCCGACTGCCGCCACGTGCGCCACTACTTGCTGGAGCCGGGGATGCGGTGTTGAAGCCGACGACATGAGTAGGAGTGCCAGCCATACGCGCTTGGAACTCTCCAAGTCTGCGTCGCTCGCGTCCTTTCTGTGTCAACGGCTCCATCATGCGACCAATCTTGGCATTGGTGTTGGCAATGCCCTGCTGCACCTGCTGCTTCATCTGGCCCATCTGCAAGCTCATGCGGATTTTGTCCTGCTCCGTCATAGGCGTGCCCTTCGGCTTCTGCTGCTTTGGCTGTTCCGGGGATGCCGAAACGGCTGAGGCTGGCTTCCGCTGTCCAGAAGATGGGGCTTCCCTCTTGGGTGCCGGTGCCGCCTTTGGTGCATACATACTCTCGAAGTCGGCCATGCTGCCCATGTCAAGCCCCATGTCCTTGGCCTTCTCGTAATACCACTTGCGGTCTTCACCGTTGGCAAGCGAAGACTTGAACTCTGCTTCACTGCCAATATTGTAGCCCTTGGCTTTCAGTTTGCCGTAGAGCCACTTGATGTCGTCATTATCGTTTACTTGTGCCATTATCTTCTTCTGCTTGGTGGTGTATTATCTTTATTGCCTCCGCGTCTTCTGCTTGGGGGCGTATTATCGGGGACTACGCGCTTGGCATAGCCACTTTTCTTCTTGTAGGTAGTAGTGGACTTGCCGTTGGTCTCGCTGTCAGTCGTGCTTGTAGAGGTAACATCAGTTTCCTCAAACGTACCATGTTGCTTGGCAAATGCCTCCGCAGCTGCTGCCGTTCTGAACTTGTGCTCACGTCCATTCTCGTCCCATGCGCTGAATTCATTGTTATTGGAACGGTCGTGCGCTCTTGCCGAAGCATAATGGTCTGTAGCCGCTGCCCGGCTTGATGCAGCCGACGCTCTCTGTGCCTCACCTCGTGCCTTTTCGGTATCAACCTTTGCCTTGTAGAGATCAGGAGCATTGTCCGCTTCAGCCTTGGCGGTAACAGCCTCCTGTTCGGCTTTAGTAGCCTTACCAGCTTGCTCACGCTGCTTGTCTGGCTGCAATGCCGCAAGCCATCCGTGCTCTTCTTGCTCACGTTGTGCCTTTTCACGTGCCAATTTTTGCTTTTCCTGCTCAGCTTCCATCTCTCGCAAGGTCTTGGCACGCTCATTCTGTGCGTCACCGATTTTGAGTGAATACTGGAGGTATTTGTCCGCGTTGGCTTGTCGTTCAGCTTTCAGCTTCTCCAGTTTCTCCTGCAATGGCGTGAGCTGGCTTGCCTCCTTGTGGTCATACATGTTAGGAGCACCGCGAGTAGTGAAGAAAAGGTTGCTCAACGCTTGCAGACCATCGCTGACAGCTGAAACAATCTTCGCTGACTTCTCCCTACGTTCTCTCTTCTTGCGTTCCTCCTCTGTTTCCGGCTTCACGCGGTTAGCGGCTTCCTGCAAGGCTGCTATCTGCTGGTCGTAGCCCATCGTGTCGTTGTGTGGCGACACACCGGCTGGCTTGTCGGCAGGTGGTGCCACGTCAGTCTTTGGTGGTTCCTTCGACTCCGACGGCTCCGGCGCATTGCCTCCGCTGTTCTGCTCGGTCCATGCCTCCGTCCCTTTCGGTGCTGGCTCTGGCTGTGTAGGCTGCTCGGCCCAGTCAAGCGAACCTTTAGGTGGGGTATATCCACCATCATTGCCCTGCTCGTACTGTTCCTGCTGTTCTTCTGTCCAATTACTCATGTCGAATGTTTTTAGAAGGCTCCAGCAATCCCTGCACCTGCTTTGGCAACGCCCTGCACGGCTTGACTGATGGCTTGTGCCTTGTTAATCTCCAAATTGTTCAACGCTTCGTTGATCTGCGAGTCGCGCTGCTGATAGGTCTGCTCAATCTGGTCTTTGCGGTTCTCCGCATTGACAGCTATCTGCGACGTTGCATCGGCCAATGCTTGTGCGTTCGCGGCCTTGGCTGCTGCTGTGCTCTCGTCAGTACCACCCATCACGGCTTGGGCACCTGCCGCCTGTCGGTTGCGGTTCCTGATGCTCTCCTCCGTCTGGGTGAGTATGCGCTGAGCGTCCGCCCTCTGCGTCGCATCCTCGTTATAACGACGGTCATACCAGTTCTGGTTGGCCTCCTTCTGTGCTTGGAGGTTCTTCTTCACTCGTCTCATCGCCTTGCTTGCGCTGATGCCGCCAAAGATGCTGCCGGCTGCTCCGAGTGCGCCTCCTGCTATGCTACCAATTAGTCCCATATCGTTTTATGTTTCAAAAGTTATAATTCGTGCGCTAAATTAGTAATGTATCTTTGCCCAGTACTTTTAACTTTTGCGCCAACGGCGCAACACAAAACATATTCAATATGAAGGGAATGAAGACCGGTGGCCGGAAAAAGGGCACACCAAACAAGGAGAACCCGATTAAAGGGTTCATCAAAACACATTCCTTGGCATACTTCGAACCCAAGGAAATAGTTGGCGACGACGGTAAGAAGCACACAATGTCAGACTTCGATTGCGACATGATGATGCTTGCGCCTGACGATCGCGTAAACGCCGAGCTTCGCTTGCTGGAGTTCCATACGCCAAAGATGAAGGCTATCGACGTTGACATGAACGCACACGTCAGCGTACGCACAATAGAAGACAAGCTGCGCGTCCTTTGTGGCGAGGAAGAAGATGATGATGACGACGACGAGGACGATTAAGCCAGTCTCTATTTCATCTACTTTTAGACCGACTCATTTTGTTTACTCATAGTTTTTTAGGCTTCGACCTGTCCGTGAGGATGGGTCGTTTTTGTTTTCATGCTCTTCAATAAAAACCCCTATGGGGTTATTTCAGAAACCCCTAAGGGGTTATTAAAAACGCAAAACAAAAACCCCTATGGGGTTATTTATAAAACCCCTTACCCGTTTTTTTAACTGCATGAAAATCAACCGTAAATAAACCCCTCGGCAACTACATAATTTTCCAAGTAATCAACGACTTAAAACAGAAAACTCCACTGAAACGAATTGTAAAGAACATGCTTAAACCCTAATGAACTATGACAAAAAGCGAAAAACATAAAATGCCGTTATTCGTTGATATTTAAGATGTTACAGCGAATAAAAACCCCTATGGGGTTATTTTAGAAACCCCATAGGGGTTTTTCAAAAGAAGAAAACTCGACACAAATAATATCCCCTATGGGGTTTTCCTCGCGCGCGCGTATAGATATAACGAATGTTATATAAACATAAAGGATAAAGGAATATAGATATATATTATACTCCTTACGTCGTATAATACGACAACAACGACGACAAAAAGACTTCGAGTTTGAAGTTCTTTTTTACTTTCTGAGATACTACAAAATGAAAATGTCCGACCTTGCAATTGCAAAGCCGGACAAATATTAAAAGCCCTTACCTTTGGTGCGTTCATACACCGCCTCACGTTCCGTGTCAACGTTTTTAATTCTGAATTGAACTGCACATCTTTCCGGAATGCTGTCCGGCAGCTTCGCCGCCAGCCGTGATATAATCTCGTCAATGTTGCTGAAGCCGATGTCGCTCACCTCGGCCAGAACCTCACCACGGAAGTAGGCCCGGGCATATATCATGTACTTCGGTGCTATGCGGAACAAAGCGTCCTTCCGTTCGTCAACGTCTCGCGCCATTCCCTGCTTGCTCCTGCGTGTGCTGAAGAAGATGAAGTCAATTACTTTAGCGTTGAGTTCCCACGCCGGTGTAAAGTCCAACTTGATATAACCTCGTGTGATGGTGCGCCCATGAGAGTGGTTCATGGCAAATGCAACCTCGTCAATGGATGCTTTGCAGTCGTTCTGCGCCACTGTTCCCCATGTGTGCCGGAACGTGTATGCCTTGTACTGCTTCGCTTTCGGTATGCCCATACTCTCACAAACCATCTTGATGCCTTTGTTCACACAAGCACAGAAAGAGTCACTGTCACAAAACCTTTCATGGAAGTTGAAGAAGTACTTGTCGTTTGGATCGTGCGATTTGTACTTCTCCACCAATGGCTGGATAACCGGCTCCACGCGCATCTCGATATACGCATCATCCGTGCGTACCTTCTTCGTCTTCGCCCTGTTGTAGCATAATATTCCGTTGTGATAGCCGTCCCTTGGCATTTCGAACAGGTCAACCGTGTTGATACCTGCAAGGCAAAGTATCATCTTGGCCACGTCACGCCCAATCTCTGGCACCGGGTCAATGAACTTCGTTTCCGGCAATGGTGCAGCAAAGAACAGTCGGCATTCCTCCGGGCTGATGGCAATCTTTGTCGAGCGGTCCGCCTGTGGTATCTTCACCTTGCCCCAAGGGTTCGTCCTGATACGGATGATGCCGTTGTCATAGTCGTTGTATTCCTTGATGGCAGCTCTGAACACTTGCCTTATGCACACAGGGTACATTTCCTTTGCCCTGTGCGTCTGCTCCAACGTAGCTATCCATCGGTTCACGAATGTCGATGTCAGCTGTCCGAACATAAGCCTGTTGGTACCTGCAAACCTCTCCATGTGCTGCAACGCCAGTTTGTAGTTCTTGGCGTTCCGCACCTGTCCGTTGTCAATCATACGGTCTATGTGAAGTGCAGCATAGTCAGAGAAGCACAAGTCCTCGTCCTCCTTGGTCACATACTCGATTATCTGCCTGACCGTCCACCTTGTGCAGTCCACCCTGTTAAGCAGCTCACTAAACCTCAATATGCGCCTTGCGCAATATTCCGTCACAAATGGGTCGGTAATATTCCCTTCTCGATCAAGCTGTTTCTTGGTAACAACCTTGTCTGTCTTGATGTAGCCGGGTTTGCGGTTCTGCATCACCCGGATGTACACTTGGTAGAAGCCGTCCTTTCGTGGCGTTCTTACCGTTGCTTTGAATAGAGCCATAATTTCAATTCTATTTTGTTGTTCATCAAAAATCGTTTGTAAGCACTTGTAAGCACGACCACCAAAGTTTGTGTCAGTTTTTGTAAGCAAAGCCTACAAATTCTGCATGATTAGTGTGCAGAACGTGCAGACCCACCAAAAACAATTTAGGCGGCAAGCCTCTTTATTATCAGAGACTTACCGCCTAACTCGTTAGTTACGAGGGCTTATCTTATTATTCCTCTACAGCAGCCTGCGC